TGTGCGTCTACCTTCATCTTCATGTCGGCATGGTCGTGGGCATCACGTAGCTCAATTTCGTGAGCGCGGTTGGTTTCTTTGATCAATGTTCGCTTGGTTTCAGCATCTTGCTTAACCTGTTCAATGTCAGAACGCTGCTTCATGGCCATCTGCATTGCTTGCATCTGCTGCTGCATGTCCTGCACTTGCTTCTTGGCCTGTGCCAGTTGCATCTGCACTTGTGGAGGAATCTTGCTGTGTTCGTCAATCTGGGACAACGGGTTAAGCGTAGCCAATCGGTCAGCAATAATGTCTGCGCCAGGGAAATCCATGTTTCTAAAGATCAGGTCGCCAGCGGTCTGCATCAAAGCAGGGTCTGCGCCCAACAGTTGCATCATGGAATCCACAGCTTCTTGGCGCTTAGAGTTGTAGCCTGGGCCTGTTTCCATCACTACATCATATTGACCGACTGCAATGTTGTTTTTCAGGATATTGCCAATAGCGTCTTGTTCGTTTATGGTCACAAGCTCTGGCTTGCCATCCTCACCAATAATTCGCAAAACACGCTGTGTGTCGTAAATCTTTGGAATCAGGTCAAGAATAATGCGGCCAACTTGAGCAATAGAGCGCGTCAGGTTGTCGTAATAGTCAAAGTTAGTTAGATCGACCTGTTGCTGCTGACCATTCAGAGCCTTGCCCGAAATATTGCCTTGACCAAGCTGTGCAGGGTCAAAAATGCCCATCATTACCTTGATGTCGTCATTCACCGATGCGGCAGCAGCCATAACGCCCGCAGGTGGTGGCTCAGGTTGTAAACGGGTAGGCGCAGGAGCTGGACGCCCATCAATGTCTGTTTGCTTGTAACGCAGCAGCGGGAACGACTTGATGTTTGCTTGCGCCCAATCGTTTTCATGGCCTTCGTCTTGGCCTTCTGCCATCAGCCACTTAGCTTTTGGAGCCAAAGCCACCGATTCGGTGATTGAGGTCTGCCAAAAGTTATACATGCGCTGTGGGTCTTTAGCGTAGCGCACCATGCCAAACTTGTGGCGCTTGTCAGAAATGACGATATGACGCCCGTAAATTGGCACGATTGGAATGTATTTAGAAGGCCAAATGCCTTCCTCAATCACTTCCACGCCCGTCAGCTTGCAGTATTTAATGGTCTTTTTGTAGCTGCTCCGCTTGTCAACGACCGTAATGCCAGCCACTTGGAGGCGATTAAAGAAGTCTTTGTCATCAGCAAAGGTTGAAGTTCCATCGCTCAACAAGTACAAAGTCGCCTTTTCACGGACTGTGTAATAAAACTCAGCAAGGCGGATGTCTTCTTTAGTAATCCATTCAGATTGGCTGTCTCCAGTACCGCGCTGAGTAAAAGAAGTCCCGCCATCATCGGCTTGTGGGTACATCTTGCGAAACTCGGCCTTGGGCATCATGGTGGTGACCAAGCATCGCTCGGCGTCAGAACCATCAGGCGCAATTGAATTAGGGTCTAAATAGACTGTAAATGGGTTGTCCACAGGGTCAATGTAGATTTCCTGATCAAAGCTGTCTGGACTGACGTAATCAGTACGCACCCGCATAAAGCCCCAACCCATGCGTACAGCGTAATCAAACCCGTTATCGTAAGCATAGTCAGCGTTGGAATTGACCTCAACGTGGCGAATCAGACCCTGAATAATCTCGGCTTCCACCATCTGCTCATGCGTATTTGTCGCGTGAACTTTGATGCGTGGACGCTGCTGGCGCTGCTGGTTTGACACCTGGCGGCAGTAACCATCCAGTTTGTTAATGGTAATAACTGGGCGGGATTCAAGGTTGCGGCTGTTTTGAAGCTCAACGGGCCATTGATCGCCACCGACAAACTTTAAGTCTTCAAGCGCTTCCTGCCGATTCATCGTGTCGGCGTCATTGCAGAACTTGAGAAACTCTTTAGCTTCGTCAATGCGTGGGTCGTAGTCGTTTTCTTTAGCCATTTTCAGCCCATCCATCCGTATGCTTGAGCATAGCCCTGCGGCTGCTGCTTGCGTCTTGCCTTGGGTTCATTAACCATTAATCCGATATATCTGAAAGCATCAGCGCCATGGGAATATTGGTCGTGCAATGGCATCCTACCAAATTGGCCTGTTTCAGGGTCTACCTCATAACGGTAATGTCGTAAGCATTGTAAGCCATCGTGACAATTTTCCCTATCAAACCAGCAATTCCTGAATGTTGTCCTTGCTGCGTTGATTGAGTCCAAGATAGGCGTTCGTTCAATTACACGGGTTTTATACCCCGCTGCCCTGACAATTTCCTCAATGCTTTTGCCGTTGGACGCCAGCGTTTTGTTCTGGGCATCGTGCGGCAACCATAAGGTGTCATAGATATAGCCGTAGGTCTGCATGGTCGCCAAATAGTGGCTAATCGTCTGCTGGCTGTCTTCAATGTATCGAATTAGGCGCGTTTCCATGCCTATAAACTGAACAAACCAAATAGCTGTGCTGTCTGCCCAACCCAAGTCAAACACAGCGTGAACGGGCTTCATAGGGTCGTAGGTGACCTTTGTGATGCGTCCGTCAAGCTCTGCCAGTTGCATTTCCTTGGCAAAGATAGCCCCATCTACGGTTTGGCGGCATAAACCCTCCCAGACCACGTTATAGGCTTGTGGGTCACGCGACTTGAGTGCATCTTTCTCTAGCCGTAGTGTTTCAGGAAACCAAGGGTTGTCATACCAGTTGATCTTCACTACCTTGCAGTCATCAGGTGGGCTTGCCACAAACCGCTGATAGGTTTCGTCAGTTTCTAGCTCTGGGTTAAACGTCACCCAGATTTCTGATCCTTCCTTGCGGATGGTGGGGATAAGCACATTCCACGATGTTCGGCTTACTGTCTGAGCTTCTTCAACCCAACAAATGTCCACGCCCTCATAAGACTTGACGTTTGCCACGTTGTTTTTAAGGCCAACAAAGCTGAATTCCGAACCGTTCTTTCCTTTGATGCTGTTCTGGGTGATTTCATAAAAGCTAATCAAGCCAAGGGAAATGATCTGGTCGCACAACAACTTGTGTACCGAATCTTTCATTGAAGTCATGAACTCACGCGCACAAAGGATTCGTAGCGGCTCTTTTGCACCTTTGATTAACAATGCCCTAGCAACGCCCCAAGATTTAGCCCCGCCCCTGCCACCATAAAGAACCTTGTAGCGCGACTTCTCAAACAAGCATTGCAGCTTGATCGGGAATTCGGCATTGGCTATGGTTGGGGTCATTCAGGCTTTACAAAGGTCACTTGGATGCCAGACAGCAACGGCGCACCATCTGCACCTGTAATCTCAGTCTTTGTGCTTTCCCGATACTTCTTAGGGAATCGAGCAGCCATTGAACGTGACCAGATTGAAGCGTTCAATTTGTCGCTTTCTTTGTTCTCAACCATGTGAGTTTGGGCCATTGTTTCCCACCAATCAAGTTCATGTTGTTTTGCTAATTCCATGGCGTGCATAAATTCTTCGTGCTTATCTCTCCAATCGTATAAGACACGTAAGGAAACGTTAAGCCTTGAGGCAATTTGTTCTACAGATTTACCGATGCGGCCCAACTCTACGACTTGCTCACAGTAAGCAGGGTCATAGGTTGATGGTCTACCAACTGGGCGTTTTTCTTCGGTCATTTATTTAAATCCATAGTATTAAAATATCCTTGGCGAGTTAGATACAACATATCTTTAATTGGTGTATCGTAACCATAAGGATTTTGTTCTTTGTATTGACCAGGGAAATTTGCTTGACGTTCTTCTGGACTTAAATCTTGTCTTGCTTGTACTTGACGGGCTTCTACTTCGCCACCCAATCGACCATACATTTGTTTTGGCGTGTAAGGCGTAGTTTTTTTGTCTAGTCCATAAAGTTGCACAAGTTGTTCTGCTTGTGTTCTAGCATCTGTACCCTTGCCGTACATAGGCCAACTGGCTTCGCCTCTTATATCTTCATGGGGCAACCAATCGCCTATTTTGTTTGCGTAATACTCATCTATCAATTTTTGTTGGGCATTTCCGTACCAATCAGAATTATTAGATGGATTTAAACCCATTCTTTCTGCTGTATTTTCAACCTCTTTACGCCAAGTTAAAACATTTTTAGCCTTAATTGCAGGGTCTTGTTGTCCAAAATCAGCCTTAGAACCACCTACCGCCCAATTTTCATGTTCTTGAATAGGATGTTGCAATTCATGTAGCAATACATCTTTAGACTGTTTTTCCGTCAAGTCTGGGTGCATTTCCATCCATTGAATTTTTCCATTTTCGTCTAAAGCCACACGACCACTTAAATCGCTGTTTTTAGGCAAAAACCTAACTTCAATGTCTTTTAAATGCGGGTAAGTCTTAAAAAGTTCTGGGTGATGGAACACATCTTCAACTGTTACTGGCTCGGCTGTTTTGTCTTTGCCAAGTTTTGTCATTTGATTCATAACCGCTTCTTCAAAGGTTTTTCCACCTTTAAGGCTTGCGGGCTGGTCATTTATTTCTTTACGCCATTGTTTATCAGCAGGCCCGCGATATACGCCTAATTGATTCCATATTTCTTCTGGACTTGCACCTTTTTTTTCTAATTTAGTTGCTTCAAATGCTGAATTGGATTCCGCAGGCGCAAATATCCTATTCGGTTGTGGAGTAATTTTGGCTAATTTGCCTTCTCCATAAACATGGGCATTATGTATAGCCCTTAGTGCTTCTTTACCAGCAAACTTGCCATAAGCGCCAGCAATAGGCGCGGCAAACATAGCCGCCTCTGTTGTATCTTCTGGAATTAAAGGCACATTAGCCTTACCAACATTGGTTATTGGCTCGCCATAAGATAGTTTGTTAGCCACTCTCGCGGCGGCTGGTATGCCCAATGCCTCTGAAATTACGCCCGTTACTGGGTTTCTATACCCAAATTGTTTTTGTAGCGCGTTTTGGTCTAAGTAATTCAGAAAGTCTGATAAATACCCCATCGTTTTATTACGAGGGGTTTCTCTCATTGACGCTATATCAGACAAAGTAGGCATAGACTATTTCCGTTTGGAATTAGCCTTCATTTTAGCCGCTTCACGCTTTTCTGAATATGCAATGGCAACGGCCTGTTTGACAGGTTTACCTGCTTTGACTTCGGCCTTGATGTTTTCTTTAAACGCTTTCGGGCTGGCTGACTTCTTCAGAGGCATCTTTGTTCTCCAATTTAGTAAGTGACCACTTGCATTGCTCCAATGCGCCGTTGATCATGTGGATTTGCATTTCCAACTGTCGACCTTGGGTCATCAGTTCTTCCATGCGGGCTTTGATTTGATCTTCAGTCATTCTATTTCCTCTACAAAACAAATGTCCTGCCAGCTCATCTTAAGGTGGCGCTCGTCATTCAAGATCAATGGCTCAAACTTCAAATACTCGTCTTTGTAATTTTTTGCCAATGTTCCGAAATATACCTTGTCGCCTACGTTTACGCCCATGTCAAGCGCATCAGGGCCAGCAGCTACTACAAAGCCTACGCAGTCAACCTCGGCGGTCTGGATGTAAAGCTCTGACTTAATTCGTGGGACAGGCTTAACAATGATCTTGTCGCGCAATGGCTTAATCATTTGCAACCTCACGCTTGGTGTATTTGCGTTTGACAGGCAAAAAGTCCCCCACCGTAGTGGGAGCAACTTCGGCAACTGCTTTACCAAAGAACTCACCGCATACCTCGTTTGGGCTGCGGTTCTGATAGATAGGATACCTGCGGCACGTCCCGACGTTTTGCATAACGTCTAAAAAGTGCTTGCAGACCCTACAATTCTCAACAACCATGACAAATCTCCTTATTTGTTTTGGCTAGAGGCCCATTCAGTCCTGCTCGACTGTTTGGGCTTCGCTATTTAACGGTAGTGCGAACGGTCGTGTTCGTAGCAAATGCCAGCGGTACGACCAGTATCAAACAGCTTGTTTGCACCAGTTTTGTCCTCTTTGCCCATTGCCACGCCGCCTTTACGCATTCCCATGCGCTCGCCGCTAGTGTCCGAAGACAACACGCCTTTAGGCATTTTTTCGCCGGACATGCCAGACTTAAAAACTTCTTTATCCATTTTACCCATGATGTTTCCTTGCAAGGTTATCGTTTGGTGACTTTACGCCCTCAATGGCATAATTGTCAAACACATTATAGGAGTTTTTCCAATGGCTACAAATTTTACCGTAACTCGCGCAAAGCCCTCGCACTCCGAGGCCAAAGAATACATCTTTGAACGTGAGTACAAAAAAGAAGCACGCAAAGTTGCTGAAATTGAGAAAGAGCTTAAGAAGCACGAAAAGACCGACATGGCCCACGCTCACCCCATGCACCGCAGCCACGAAGCTAATCAAAAGTCAGCCCCGTTGCCCAACATGCGAAAGGCTTGATGGCCACAGCCCCTGTTCTAACAGGCGGTTGATTGTTCTTTGATGCGCCATATCCCAAAGGTATCGGCGCTGTTCTTTGTTTAGCCTAGTTCCGCTGTCCAGCTCTGTATGGCAGGTTTGGCAGAGTGCCGCCGTGAATTCATCGCTGGCCTTAATTCCCCTGCCTTTGCCGTGTTCGGCCCAGTTTGAGTGTGCAGCCTGGGTCTGGCCTTCAATGTAGCAATTTTGGCAAGGCAGGTCTGCCACGTTCATCAGGTGCTTTTTGCTCCTGAAATAGTTAAATTTTGGTATCACGGCTTTTTTTCCAATCGCGCTTCAACTTTGGCTCTGTTATTACGATTTCTTGCGTTTTAAAAGTGTGTTCGTTAAAGCACTCTCTTGTACGAATACCGTCTTTTGTGTGTTTTACGTCTGTTGCAGCCGCACATTTAGGACATTTCATTAATTGTTACTCCATTTTCTGCCGACCAAGCCAGTAAGAATTCTACAAATTCGCTGGCCTGTTCTTTTGTAAATTTGCGGGTTTGCCGCCCAAGTTGCACAATTCCATCTCCCGCTAGATTTGGAATGATCTGACCACTTTCTAAGCCAGCTTGCCTGCAAAACTCTTGCACCAGTAGGCGCTTCCAATCTTCTGCTGACCACTTAGCACCCATGTGCTGCGCTTGTTTGGCAATGTCGCCAATGATGGCGTGAAACTTCTCGTTTTGTGGGTCTGTTCGTTTAGCTGGTTTGATCTCAAGCGTGAGCTGTCTGCCAGCATTTAGCGCATCTTTGATCTTGGGCCATAGACTACGCATCAAGGCTAAAGCCTGGGCTTCGTTGTCAAGGTCGTATTTCACCGACTATCCCCAACATTCTTAAAGCCGCCTCAGGGCTGTCAATCCTTGCCAACGTACCTCCGGCCCAACTTTCGAAAAAGTCTGCTTGTAAGTCCGTTAAACGCTTCTGAGGGCCATTTTTAACCTCAACCAAAAACGTGTGGCCTTTGTAACCCACTAAAAGGTCAACAGGTAAACCAATGATCCAAACGTAAGCGCCAGCATCCCGCAGCGCCTGGACTATGGCTTTTTGGTTTTCGTCAACCCTCGCTGCGTGTCGCATCTTGTGCTTTCTGCCATTCAACGCCCATATCAAAGGCATTTGACATTGCTTGTATTGTGTTTTCGTTTACGCCTACGCTTCTCAGCAGGGCGATTAATTCTTCTTTGCTCACGATAACTCCTTTACCCGTTTACGGATTTTTTCAGTAATCCCAACCCAAAGACCTGATTCATCATCCTCAAGTTCTTTGGCTCTCTGTTTTGCATAAGGAACCCATCCCGCTTGCAGCACCATCTGGGCCAAATGCTCCACTTGTCTGTCGTAGGCTTGGGCAAAATCCATCTAAATCACCTGTTAATTCAAGAGCTTT